TTCTTGAGTTTCTGGCTCTACGGTAATGCCCTCTACATTACTTGTGGCCATAACGTCATACGCCATACCATCAATTGAGTAGTTAATGGTAAGGGTGGCTCCATAAAAGCGCACATAATAAGTAGAGGTAGTATTTGAAGTACCTCTTCGTATTGTAATTACTATTTTTGCATTTTGGAGTTCCGCGCGCGTCCAAGTACCTGGGGTCATATCAAAGGCAGACGTAGAGTTAGAAATAGTACTTGTCGAACCTTTTGCGGTATTGCCAGAGTATAATTGTATAACCCTTTGCGTAATTCTTGAAGAGTTAGTGGTATTGATATAGGCTTTGCTAGAACAAGTTACTGAGTTGATCGTAGCACCTTCGGGAATGGAACTACAATCAAAATTGTAATGTACATAAGTATAAGCCTGTGACCCAGTTGTTAAGCTAAATTGAGCATAGGTGGTAGAACTAGAAGGAGTAAAACCATTGCTTACGGGGTAACTACTTGATATAGAGGCGTATTGCGATGCGTCATCATCAAAGGACGATGGATTGACTTCTAAGGTATCGTCAATACTAATTTGCTTTGACATGCGTTGCCTCCTTAAGCTTGTAAATATATGTCCCCATTTTCACCCAATGAGGATGCGGGAGCAGAACTCCCCGTATAGTAATGTTGAACTACAAGACTTCCAGTTACTTTGCTTCCATTTACATATGCAGTTTCTCCGCTTATAATGTCATCGGCTGCGGCAGTAGCATCGGCTGTATACGTTCCTGTCACTCCGAAAATACTAATTCCAGTTTTGATGTTTGCGGCCATAAGGTCTGCATCTCCTGCTATTGTCTGCGTTCCCGTGAGATATGTGCCGCTCGCAATAGTCTGACTAGTCGTACCTGGAGTAATTGTTGCTGCGGCCTTGGTGGTAACATTTGCGGTAAGACTTACAGACGCATTGCCCGCAGTACCGCTTGAGATATAACCAGCTGTGGTAACGTTTGGTGTTACCGAGACAGATTTAGTAAGAGTTAGGGTATTTGTACCTGTGGAAACAGTAGCGGCGGTGCCCGAAATACTACTCGGTGCCGTTACACTACCGTTGGGAGTAGCACTTATCGTATAGTAAGCCGCAGAAGTATTATACCCTGTTGGGATATTAATATACTGTGCTGCAGTGCTTCTGCCAATAGTAGCTTTTATTGTTCCACTCGATGTTGACGATGCAGCCGTAGGCAAAGTCATTGTACTAACCGATTTTGAGGCATCGGCCGCATAGTACCCAGCAGGTGCAGTTACAGTTGCTCCAGATGCAGTAAGGTTCGATGAAGTTCTACGCGTTACGTCAGACCCTACATATCCGCTATCAATAGCAGAAACAGAAATTTGGCCCGTAACATATGTGCCTGCGGCTACTATATTCTGTACTGATTCTGTTGGTGTTACTGTTGACCCAGCCTGACGAGATACTTCACTACCGACGTATGTCGGGCTAATGGCGCCAACTTTTACTATACCTGTGGTGTAAACGTTCGCGGCCACTGCATTTTGTTCTGACTCAGTTGGAGTTACTGTTTTCGCGGCTTGCCGCGTAATGTTGCTACCAACGTAAGTAGAACTGATAGCGTTTACAGTAACCGTACCAAGACCTGTATACCCTGTGTCCGCAGTAACGGTTTGTTGTGATTCTGTTGGAGAAATTGCCTTGTCCTGGTTATTAATAACCGTGCCGCCACCCTCAACATTTACCGAAGCAGTTTCATATGCGGCTACATCAACAGTACCATTAGACGTAATGCTAATGGTACCGTTAGGTCTTGTAAATCTTCTTACAACGCCATTGGCATCAGTTGCTTTGATACCAGTGGCATTTGTAAAAGTTTTTCCAAAAATATCAAGATTATCAGGCATTTGGTTTCCTCATTTTCTCAATATGTGAGAGCCATCCTTCAACGGTCATTGATTCAAGCATCATGCCTTCCATCACTGACCTACCCCTAATCCCTTGAGAAATTTGAATTTTATCTTGTGCGGAGATAGCTTGCCACTCAGCTTTATGTTTTTTGTAGTATTTAGAGAAATGGTATTCTGTTTCGTCTCGGTATTGTTTATTCTCTTGATTGATCCATTCGGGTTTATTCATAGTGTAATAGGCGTCGAATATCATAAAAGCAACATAGAAGGCCGCTTTGTCATAAACTGCGCGCTTTCTAAACTCCTCAACGAGAGCATCGTTACTATCAATCATGTTGCGGTATGTTTTGAGAATATACTTTGGATCATGGCGGCAAACACTATCATCTCTCCATTTCCAAAGATAGAATGGTGTTTGGCAATACTTGACATTTTGGGATAAATTTGAACATTGGATATTGAAGAATGAGTCTTCGTGAATTGTCAAATTCGGATTCCAGCGGATGCCTTTGTCAAGTAGGTATTTACGTCTATGGATTTTACCATGAACAAAAGTAGAGTCCATTTCTCTATTGATGTAAATTTTTTCATTAGTCCCCGGCATTCGGGTTTCTTCAACAAAAATGGAAGTTAAGGAATCAAAACCTCCGTTGTCTATTTCTCTAAAGACTATCCACAGGCCGCACATGTTAAAGAACATGTCATCGGCATCACAAAACATGACATAGTCTGCGGTCGCATGGTCGAGACAGGCATTACGGGTCGCGCTAACCCCAGCGTGTTCATTTAGGTAGTACTCAACTTTGAAAGGATAGGAGTTGAGTAGGTTTTCACTAAGATGAACATCTGTACCGTCATTGACGATAATAACGCCTATCTCGGAGAAATCTACATTTTGTTGAAGGGCAATGCTATCGAGCAAAGGTTTTATTATTTCATCAGTTTCTTTATACTGAGGGATTAGGATTTGAAGTTTCATATTTGGGTTCTTCTTTCTCTATTATTTCTCAAGTCCCATAAGAATATCAACAGCTGTTTCTGTTTCAAGAAGCTTCTGTTCAAGTTCTTCTTCATGGGTCTCTGGTTCTTTGATTGGGGTATTCGTTTCTGTATATGTACGGTTAGCAAAGTCAGGGTCTACTGCTTCCGCAAATAGCATCCCGGTATCATCTTGGCTAATCATCATTCCAAGAGAGGAATAAGCACGTATTAGAGTCCAATCAGTTTCTTTTTCTTTTGGAAGAGTTTCGTAGATTATCATTGGATTCTCCTTAGGTATTAAGGGCTGCCATTTCTGAACTTGTTAATGGTATAAAATTCCTAGAAAAATAAGTCCAGTTTGTTGCTGCTATATAACTACTATATAATGATAATGGAACATAAAAGTAGCCAGATCTTACGAAAACACTACCCATTGCCGATAACGATGCCGTCGCAGTACGCATTGTAGTATTGTTATATATTCCAAAACGAACTTGGCTAGCATCTGAAGGTATGCGTGCAACACTAATTGTTTTAGTGCCACTATAAGCAGTTAAATAATTATGCCAATGGCCACCACCATCCTGTGTTGTCCGGCCACCTATCCAGTTTGATTCAACCCATGAACCATTGTTATTAAATGCTAGTACAAGGGTGGCATCTTCTGAATAATAGTTGGTTGATGCAACATTATAATAAATACTAAAAGTTGCAGGCGCCCCTCGTAATGATTCAGAAATAGAACCTACAATTGTCCATAATAAACTATGTGGCGATATTGTCCCATTTACTACAGCATTAGATATAACACCAGTAGTTCCAGTATTTGTAATTAAAGTTCCTGCAAAGGCCGTGCTACTTTGAAGCGTTGCTACAGATGATCCTAGTAAATAGACGGATGATAAATTAATACAAGCAGAAAAAGCATAATAACCAATGAGCTCAACCGATGGGAAACTAATATTTGTTAATGATCTGCAACCCTGAAAAGCATAAGCATTAATATAACTAACTAATGGAAAATCAATATTTGTTAATGAGAAACAATTCTGAAAAGCATAAGTACCAATAATGGTAACTAATGGGAAATTAATATTTGTTAATGCACTACAATTCTGGAAAGCATAACTACTAATAGTAGTAGCCAACGGAAAATTAATATTTGTTAATGCACTACAAGACTCAAAAGCACCATAACCAATAGAAGTAACTGATGGAAAATTAGCTTCAATTAATGATGTACAACTTGAAAAAGCAAGAATGCCGATACTAATAGCCGATGGAAAACTAATATTTGTTAATGCTTTACAATATGTAAAAGCATAATCACTGATAGTAGTAACTAATGGAAAATTAATACTTGTTAATGCGCTACAATCATGAAAAGCATAATTACCAATAGTAATAGCTAATGGAAAATTAGCCTCAACTAATGATCTACAACGTGAAAAAGCGTTATAACCAATAGTAGTAGCCGAGGGGAAACTAATATTTGTTAATTTGCTGCAATAATAAAAAGCATAATTACCAATAGTAGTAGTTAATGGAAAACTGATATTTGCTAAGGAGCTACATTGTGCAAAAGCATAGTCACCAATAACGGTAGCTGATGGAAAACTGATGTTTGTTAATGATTTACAACTATAAAAAGCAGAAGTACCAATACTAGTAACTAATGGAAAACTAATACTTTTTAATTGAGTACATTGTTCAAAGGCCCTATTTCTGATATATTCACACGTTTCGGCATTAATTGTTATTATAGAAACATTAGAAAGAAACGCTCCTGTGTCAATTGTAGAAACTAATGGAAATGTCATAGATACATCGCCTAGATAAGCAGCATCCGCTCTAGCATAAGCAAACGCTAATTCATTTATAATTCTTAAATTATTAAATATAAATGATCCTCGAAACGGTTGATTTGCAAATT